AGTCAGCGAATAAAATTTCTCCTTGCTCATCAAAAACAGATGTAGCAAAATAGTTGCTAAGAATTTCGGCAACCTTTACATAGTCTTTACGAGTCATCATTATTCGGCCACCTTTAGAATTGCATAGGACCCATTGGCATTTATTTCATCAAGTGTTGAAGCAAGGGCAGGCACTACTAAATCTTTTAGCATACCTTCAAGCATAGCAACCAAATCTGCGTGAGGCAAAGAAAGTGCTTGCTTTCCGATTGGGTGTGTTTCGTCAAATTCTGTAACGAAATTTAGAGAGTGATTTACTTTTACCATTATTTTAGTTTTCCTATTCTTAGTTTGAGTTTGATGGTGTAAGAGTGCCACGAAGTGTGCCACTAATTCCGAGAGTATCGCAAGCAACCTTGACAGATACGCCAACAGGTAATTGTGTTGGATAAGTTGAGATGAATTGTGCTACTGCACCTTTTGAGGGCATAGCGATTTTTTTAGTAGAACCATTAAAGGTTTCTAGTGTTATAGTGTAAGTCATTTATAGACTTCCTTTCGTTAAGTTGATAAGACTATCCTATCATTGGGGGCTGACATTTTGGCTACTTATTCGCTAAGGCTCACTGTGATACTGGTCACATTTATTTGCTTAGGCTCATTAGCCAATTTGTCCTTATTTAATTTTTCTTATACTAGAAGTATAGCAGGCCAAGCCCCAAAAGTCAAATTTAGACACGGACAAAACGGACATTTTCGGTGTGAGATGCGTCACACGGGGCGCCCCCACTTTTGCACGGAATTTATTTATTCAGTTACAAATAAATAAAACCCATAGCCTAAGCAGATCATCGAGAACCAAAACAAAGCATTACCATTTACAAAAAAATCAATCATTTATTCAACCTCAATTTCTCTATAGTCAATAACATGAAAGTCTAATTGTCTTTCTAGTGGCATAGCCTTTAGCCAAGAATAAGCAGACTCAAAATCATCTGCTTCTACATCAACGAATAACTCAAAATTAAATACTGGCATTAGTTTTCCTCCTTTTCTTTTAGAATTCCAAGAATTAACTCTAACTGCTTAACAGTTAATAGTGCTTGGGCACAACCCCAAGCAAAAGCCAAATCCATTTCTCCATAGTGTTTTTTTGCAAGAGTGTTTATTTCTTGTGCAATCTCAAAATTAGTTTTCATTATGAGTAAATCCTTTCTCCATAGTATTGGTCAAATTCAGTTATGGTCATTAGACCTTTGTATTCATTACAAGAAAAGCAAAACTTAGTTTCGCTAGAATAGACTTTTTCACAAAAGCAACAAATTAGTTTAGTCATTATTTTGACACTTTCCAATCTGACCACATAGGTAGTCTTTCTGGGTCAGTATCATCATACCAACGCTCAATGTTATTTTCACAATCTTGGCAGAAAGTAAATTGCTCATCTCCAATTTCTGAGATAGCAGATTTCATTGGATTGTGCTCTACGCACTTTTTATTTTCTAGTGTTATCATTTTTGACAACCTTTCTTTTTTTTATTAGTTAATTTTATTTTATTAAGTTTTTTTGTTTTCTCTAATTGCTTAGAGAGAACGACCACATTGTGAGTGGTAGCAAGTGCCATCTGTTTTGCAGATGTCGTGAATTGTAGCAGGTGCTAAAACAACCTGACCACATTGACAGAGGTTCATTAACCCCTGTGGATAGTCGCTAAGTGTTGCGACTCTTGCAAAGATTGAGTTTGTCATTTCTGACTCCTTTCTTGTTAAATAACCTTTATTTAACTTTCTTTATACTAGTAAGTATAGCAGGGGGGTCTGACAAATGGAGGGGTATAAATAGGGCAATTCGGACATTGTGATGTAGAACACATGTGATGTACACCACAGGGGGCGCTCCCTATGACTGGTCTTAGGTGTATACGCCTATATGTAGGGGCGGCCCGATGTGATAGAGATCACACACGACACGCCGTGTTAGGACTTGACTTTTAAGACTAACTATGTTATTATACTAGTATAAGAAAAATTAAATAGAGATAAATAAAGGTCAATGAGCCTAGCAAATAAGATAACAAAATGTTATATGAGCCTAGCAAATAAGTGACCTAAATCACACAGACACACCCCCTAAAAAGGGTAAAAATGTCAGTCCTCTATGATAGTATTACTACTATAACAATTAAATAAAAAAGTTTGAGCCTTTAGGGTGAGCCTCTAGAAATAGAGCAAATAAATCTAAAGCAAATAAAACTTAGCCCCTATTAACTAATAAAAAGAAAGGTGGTCATTAAATGACTACATTAAATACATACAAGGGTCTATCACTAGACCAAAAAATAGCCATTGCTGCTCAAATGGTAGTAGATGGAAAGGTAGTATCTTTTAGAGGTGCTAGTGCTGATACCTACAATAAGGTTATGCTACTTGCTAATAGAATTAAGCAAGAATTAGAATTCCCCCTATGCCCTTGTGAGGAGTGCAACTAATGAACCCTTTTACAATGATTATTGACTGGTTAGATGAAAATGCTGATTATGCCCCTATAGGTGCATTTATAGGGTTAGGTATAGCAATAGCCCTAGCCTTTATTTTCGGGGGTAACTAATGAGCCTACCTATTATCATAGTAGCCTTGTCAGTGCTATCCACTATACTAGTACTTATCCCTACTATACTAGATAAGGATAGTGAATTCTAATGCACCTATACATCTGCTCATCTTGCAATACCCTTGCAATCGTTACACAAAAAAATAAACAAATAACAATCAACCCCTGCTTATGCACAACAGAAAAGAGATAAATAAATGAATAGCCTTATACTTACAGTAGTAGGAAAAGACGGAAAGACATCACAACCTGTTTATGAGGTGCACTCATGGGAAAAGGTTGTTGAAATTATCAACGGCACATGGAGAATTGACCATGTTACAGACATTACCAATGTAGAAGTTATCTAGGAGGCCTATGTTTGATTTTATTTCAGCACCATTTGAATGGTTTGCCAATGTAGTACAGTACTCACTTATCTTTATGGCTATTATGATGTTAGTTTTAACAATAGGTGCAGTAGTTGCAATTCCTTTAGGATTAAAACTATTAGGTGTTGCATTTGCTAAAACTATTGTATTAGAAACATCTAAAATAGTTAGAGATTTAGGTATTACTAGCATAGATTTGAAACAGTCAAAAGACACTCAAAAAATGAAGTCTTATTTAGATCGCAAGGTGGTACCCATACTGGTTAAATCTAGTTAGGTGGCAGGGGTACTAATCGTTTAGTGTCTGCCAATACTAGTTAGATAGCCTAGTTTAACTAGTTAACTAATTTAGTCTATACTAAGAGAGGTAGTGAGTTATGTGCTCACTATCTTTTTTGGTGTTTCTTTTTAAATACGTGTATCATACATCTGGACAAAATATTCAGATTTTAGGCTATTTGGGTTTTACAAAATTTTTCAGATTTCGACGTGATAGGGTATAATATCTTTATGGGAATATTAGACAATCTAGAAAATGCCTGGGAGTTAGATCTACAATTCGAATCCAGGCCTATACCAGTAACAGACAACATGGGTAGAGAATATCCTAACCTGGCTGTAAAATTATTTTCAGAAACATGTTGTACAGAATGTGAGTGTAAAAATGGATAGCGATCAACAAAAGTTAACTCCAGAGCAGGCACAAGCGGTTTTGCTATTTCAAATTGAGCAGAAATTAAGGTTTGTTATTGCAAACCAAGTAGAGAAAAAATTTCACGGTAGTTATCATAACGCATCACACGATATAGCGGAATTCATCCGCAACATGGTATAAAATTTTTCAGATTTTACTTAAAAACACCTTGAACTTCAAGATCGTCATATATCAAACCCATCATATGCTGTAATGCTGGATACTGTCCGTCAATTCCTTTTTTGATTTCTTCTTGGCTCAAATTCGACTGGGCCATTAAATTTCTATTGTACTCATTTACTGTTTCGATCATAATCTCAATTACTTCGTGTCTTTTCATGCCCATTCCTTTTCTTGGTCGTATGTAACAGAATACTCTCCTGTAAATATCTCTGCATAAGATATGATATCTCTATTATACCTTATAAGGGTTTCTACACCTACTTTGTCGCATATGTACTTCTTACCCCTGGTAAGTGGTTTAAACTTCATCCCCTGGCCTTGTAGAGCGTTGTTAAGGGTATCTATGTAACGTGTCTTGCCATAACGTTTTGATGTAAATGATTGATCAACATAATCAAACCTTGCTTGTGCATCATCTTTTTTTGCAATGTCCGAATTGTCCATTATGTACTGTACTGCAGGATGATCCATCCTATCAGACCAATTTCGCATGTTATTGCTGTATTTTTCCATATTGCGTAATGTTGAATCAGCAAAGGCCATGCGTATAAGGTCTGCAGGTGAGGTTTGAACCTCTGTTGCGAAACTTATCAAAAAAGCGGTTGCGAAAGGAAACTTGTCGCTATATGTCGAAACGCCGAAGTGCACATTCGGATTAAACGACTCGACGGACATATTATCTTCTAAGAGTCGCATATGATTGCCGAGAGATACAAACTCTTGTCGATTCATATCGCAGTCGACGAACAAACATTCCGACGGATCTATATCCTCGGCGAGACATAAAATATTTTTGTCGTAAGAACCTACTATTTGCGAACCGTTAAAACGCTCCAATAATTTTGCGGACATAAAGCCATCCATGTCAGGGGATATAATAAGATTCTTAGAATACTCCAGTGTGTTGAGTATGTCTGTTTTCATTTGTCGAATATACCCCTTATAATAATGTTACTATGACAATCCAAGACTGGGCTTCCCTAATTGTAGCCATTCTTACAATTGTATCATCAATCGCCTTCGGAATCAAGTGGCTAGTTAAACATTATTTAGCAGAACTTAAGCCGAATTCTGGATCATCGATGAAAGATCAAATTTCAAGATTAGAGATGAGAATTAACGAAGCCGACTCTACTAGAACTCAGATGAAAGAAGATCACAAGGTTATGAAAGAAAAACTTGACCACATGTATGATATTCTTTTAGAGTATATTGCAAAACCTAAATAACTTATATACTATATATAAAGATAGTTTTTAAAACTATAAAGATAGTTCTTTTTTCTTATATATTTAAAGTATACACTATCCCTAACATGGTCAAAATAGACTTATGGTAACAAAACGGACATTGTCTATTATAACAATTTGATAACTTTAAATATCATGTCCAGATTGTCCTATTATGGTATACTTTTATTACTGGCTAATACCTTGGTTTGTCCTATACCCACCAATCAAGGTATTAGTCTTTATTTATGGTATAATCTGAGTATGCCTATTCACTCTCAACTTGCATTTGGTGCTGACCCAGTCAGTATGCAATGGAGCGTTGTTAGAGGAGATACTGGAACTCTCCGTGTAGAGTTTTATGAGGATAATGAAATAGACTATTACGACACTACTGGATGGACTTTTAGAGCAACTGCTTATGATCAATCTGGTAACGTTTTGGATGCCCTCGAATGTGAGCCTGGTGAAGGATTTGTCGATATTACAGCCTACCCATCGGTTACAAAAAATTGGGGATTAAAATACTCATCAGTTGTGGCTCAATTACCATTTGATCTACAAGTAACAATTCCAGAACTAATTGAAGACACTGTTTGGACTCCTGTAATTGGAACCATACAAGTATTAGGCGACATTACACCAGGGGGTACACTATAATGGCAGTTATTAAGATTGTTCCGATGCCAGGCGCAGTTGGAGACAAGGGAGACGAAGGCGCTCCAGGAGCACAAGGTCCACAAGGACCAGCAGGTCAAAACGGTTTGCCAGGAACGCCTGCTCTATGGTCATATCAAGGTGCATATAACTCTGCTGCTGCTTATGCAGTTGGCGATGTCGTAGTTTATCAAGGACAACTTTATTATACAAAGTCAGTAACAACTGCTGGAACACTTCCAACCAATACAGTTAAGTTTGATTTGATTGCAGCAAAGGGTGCAGATGGGCAACCAGGAACCAATGGTTCTGATGGTGCACCAGGAGCAGGGTTTGGAATTTTCTATTTAGGAAACTATAATCCAAATAGCGGATACGTTCCAGACATTGCAGTAGTTAGAGGATCAGACGGACAACTCTATCTTGCTAAAGCAAGTGGACAACTTGGAGATCCAGTTGGAAACACTGCACAGTGGGAAGTTTGGATTCCTAAAGGTGCAGATGGTACAAACGGGACAAATGGTACAAATGGTGCAGATGCACTTTGGAACTTTACTGGTCCATGGGTAAATGGAATTGACTATGGTCCTGGATCTTTAGTTGAGTTTGAAGGATCGACTTACTATCATCCCAATGGACAATTTTCATCATACGCCCCACCAACAAATGGTTGGCTTTTAGTTGCAGAAAAAGGTGAACCAGGAACTGATGTGTTTGCTGAAGATGGAACTTTGTATGGACCTACTAATTTTGGTGCCCTTAAAGTTTTGGGACTTATAAATTCAGGCGATAATGATCTTGGTCTATATGCTAACGATGCAAATATAATTCTGCAAACTGCAGATGGAAAAGTAGACATTGTTGCACCTGAAGTTAACATTGTCTCAAATGTAGTGCCATCATCATTCAATATTAATACTTATCTTGGCGCTTCAGTCAATAGCAATAGGACTTCAACTTATGCAGTCGAAGACAAGGTTGTTGCAACCCTTGGAGATTTACCAACGGGAGCAACAGGAACATTCCAAACATCAGATAGCAAGATAGTTACAGTTACTAATGGAATCATTACATCTATAGAGTCACTGACTTAATATAGTGAGATAATGTATCCATGGCTGTTTCTAAATCTATGGATTTTCCAGGTGCAAAAAAATCTTCATATGCTGCACAAGTAGAACAAAGTCAAGCATCTCCTACTGTAGATAACGCTCTTTCATTTCTTCCAGTCCCTGGCCCAGTTGGACCACAAGGACCTGCAGGTAGAGATGGTAGAAATGGAGAACAAGGTTTACAAGGAGCACAGGGAGAGCCTGGCCCCAAAGGAGATCGTGGTCCAGCAGGAGTAAATGGACAAAGTTCATTATCATCTTCAGGACAGCAAGCAGGATGGGGCTCATATACAAACACTATTGACAAACCAACAAAACTTGGTATCTCTCAAGGAGACGATGGTTGGGTAACTCTTATATTAGACACAAAAGATAAAAGTCAAAATGAAAAATACCTTCCAGAAGGCTGTACCAGTCTTTGGAATAGCCACCAGAGAGCCCTAAACTTCCACGGTATAAAAGAAGGCTCCCAAGTATCGGTAACATACAACTTTGAACTAACAACATATAGTTCTAATACAGAGGTTTGGCTAAGAACCTATTTTGCAAGCAATGATCAGGAGTTTGTCCAGTTCGTAGGCTCCCTTAAGTATCAAAACACATACAACCTTTCAGTTACCCAAAAGATCTTTATTGAAAATACTGCTATGTGGGGCAATGGTGCTGTTCCTCAACTTAGAACAGACTTTGATGCTTCCGTAATATTCAATTCTGTCTACGTCAGCGTGGTATAATAAAACCATGGCATTTCCAGCAACCTATGACTTTAACTACTATAAGGGTGACACCTTTGAGTTTCGTATCTACCCGAAAAAAAATGATGGAACGGTTTTTGATCTGTCTGGATATCTTGATAGCAATGTTCTTTATAACACAAATACTATAGACGGTGTTACTGGTTCTGCACCATACGAGCAAGCAAGGTTTTCAATTGCCCCAGCAAGAGGAAGTGCTGCTTCAGCAATAATTACAGGTTTTGCAAGAATTCATGGTGATGGAACACATGTTAGATGTGCAATTAGACCAACAGAGGGACGACAGTTGAATGCTGGAACTGAATATTTTTACGATGTTGAAGTAAGAGTTCCTTCTGGAGGACCAGACAACCCATTTTATGAAAAAGTAATTACTCTCATGACTGGTAGAATAACAGTCACCGAGCAAGTCACACTAGACCCAGTTCCTGGAGATTAATCATGGCAGATATCCTAGTATCAAATGAAGACCTAACAGTTTTTGGTGGTCCAGTAGAAATAAGTCTTGACCTAGATATAGGACCACAAGGTGATCGTGGAAGCATTATCTTGGCATCAAACGGTAATCCACAAGACGCTAATGTTCATGCTGATTTGATGAATATGCCAGAAGGAATTGAAGCACTAGACATAGCAATTGATGTTAATGAATATTCTGATACATATAAAACAGTGTTTCAAAGAGTAGCGACAACAAGTGGCACTCAGTGGACAGAGATGCTTAATTTAAAAACAAATTATTATTCTTCTGTAAAAGATGTAACTGCTGTTGTAAGTAACGGAATTGGAACACTAACAATTCCACCAATTAATCTAACAGACATTGCAAATGATATAAACCTTACATCTGCAAACTTTAGTATTCAGTATTCTGTTTCATCTTCTATTGGAGGTCCATTGGCAACAAGCCTTGTAGTTAAGGAAGTTGTGAATAGCCCAATCAGAGCACTACCACTTGAAATAAAGGGTGTAGAATATATTGACAATGCTTGGCAGCCTATGGCTGGTCTTAAGCGTGTTCATTTATTTATTACAGTGGTATAATGACAAGAGGTGATTTATAGTGGCAGCAGAGAATATTGACGATACGCCTAACGGCACAGGTCTTTTCAATGTCAAAATCCCAGGACTTGCTGATCCAGCCGATGTTCAGGCAGCCTTAAGACTATACCACTATGGCTCATATACTTACGATGGAGCAAATACAAATACCTCAAATATTTTGCCCAACTCAATTGCAAAACACCTTCAAAACCTTGTAGACGCAGATGCTTTAGAGGTAGTAAATAGAACTGCTGCAGATGCAGCAGAGGTAGTAGCCAGAAATACTGCAATCGCTGTAGAGACAACAAATAGAAATACTGCAATTACAACACATAATTCAGCAACTACAAATGTCCACGGAATATTAAACACAGCAAACTTAGCAACACAGTCATATGTGCTTGACGCTATAAATGGTGCTACTGGTGGATACCCTGGTCTTGCAGGAGAAGGCATTGATTGGAATTCTGTTGATTTAAGGTTTGATCTTGAGCCAAAACTATTAAACAATAACACTGTAGTAACTAAAACATCTGGATTTACCTTAGATCCACTGGATGTAAATAAAACAATTTTGCTTTCTACATCTTCTCCAATGACTTTGACTGTACCGCTAAATTCTGCAGTTGAAATACCTGTTGGATATAAATATACGGTAGTTGAAATAGGATCAGGGAAAACAACTTTCGTTGCAGCATCTGGAGTTACAATAAATAGTAAGAATTCACAACTATTTATCGATAGTCAGTATGGCAGTGCAACTTTATTAAAAGTTGGAACAAACTCTTGGATTGCGTATGGAGATATATACGAAGGTTCAAGTTCTCAAACATTCTTAAATGTAACATATAACTGTGGTACTGGAGCAACAAACTGTCCTCCAAGTACAACATACACCACATCTTATACAATACCTACAACTATTCCTCAGTCCATACTTAGCAGTTATACAACTTTCCTTGGATATGATCTTTCATCAGATAAGCCAGGATGCGTACAATCAGCAAGTACTCCTGACATAACTGCACAACAAGTTGCCAATGGATATACAATCAATGCCAGCGATTCTTGTGGTGGAAACATAAGTCTGACTCCAGTATTTCAATATGATCCAACTCCACCTGCAGTAACACCTGCAGTAACACCAGCAGTAACACCAGCAGTAACACCTGCAGTTACTCCTGCTGTAACACCAGTTGCCGTCACACCTGCTGTAACACCTGCTGTAACACCAGCAGTTACTCCAGCAGTTACACCAGCCGTAACACCTGCTGTAGCAGTAACACCTGCTGTAACACCAGCGGTAATTGAAGGATGGTATGCTTCTGGATGTTGTAATGGAGTTGCAATTTACGGAAGTAGTGTTGCATCATCTGCAACCGCTTTAGATAATTTAGATTTCCAATGTCAAACATCTCCATCTCAAAGATCTGTTCAGTTTGGAACATCTTATCCAACTGTTAATTGTTCAGTAACACCAGCAGTTACACCTGCTGTAACACCTGCCGTCACACCTGCTGTAACACCTGCTGTAACACCAGCAACAACTACAATGTATTATGGATGTTGCTCTAATGGGCTTGGAGTACAAGGAAGTTACTCAGATTCTAATACAGCAGTACTTGCATTTGGAGAATTGTGCTCTGGAGATGAACCGTTTAATACACTTCAAGGAGGAGTATTTACAACGCCATCAAGTTGTAACGCACCAGCAGTAACACCTGCAGTTACTCCTGCTGTAACACCAGCAGTAACACCAGCAGTAACACCAGCAGTAACACCAGCAGTTACACCTGCTGTAACACCTGCCGTCACACCTGCCGTCACACCTGCCGTCACACCTGCTGTAACTTGGTATTGTTCAACAACTGAAAATGGTGCAGGACAATATCGTGGAACATCAAGTTCAGACCAGTCATCACAAATATGTAATGACTATAAGACAGTATGTTCAACATCTGGATACCCTGCATACCCTTCAGTACCAGCCTGTGCCGTCACACCAGCAGTTACACCTGCAGTTACTCCAGCCGTAACACCAGTTGCCGTCACACCTGCCGTAACACCAGTTGCCGTCACACCTGCTGTAACACCAGTTGCCGTCACACCTGCAGTAACACCTGCTGTAACACCAGCAGTAACACCAGCAGTTACACCTGCTGTAACACCTGCCGTCACACCTGCTGCAAATGATTGTGATGCATGTCCAGGACAGTATTCAGGGACAAGCGCAGGGTGTGCACAATGTACTAATTGTGTAAATCAGGGCGGATACTGGACTGGATCATCATGTTACACTTAATATGTAAATATGGTATACTTTAAATAAATGAAAAGGAGAAAAAATGACAATTAAAAAATTTGCGGGAATTGTAGATGGTGATATATTTACAATAATGACAATAGATACAGAGTATCAGGGTTCAGATGGAGAAGGCGGAGAAAGAATTGTTGCTGGACTATCTTCTAATCCTATTTTTGTAGAAGTTCCATCCAATCTTGATGTGAATATCAATTGGTCTTGGAATGGCACTGAGTTCGTAGAGGGATAACCCCCAATGCCAGAAGAACTAAACCCTTGGCAAAAATATAAGGAAAACTTAGGACAAACCAGGCCTTGGGATCTTGTAAATCCTTCAACTGAATGGGCAAATTCTGATGTAGCAAAAGAAAGATACTCTATATGCAAAGCATGTCCAGAACTAATTAAAATGACAACTCAATGCAAAAAATGTGGATGTTTTATGTTTGCAAAAACAAAATTAGAAAAAGCAAGTTGCCCGTTAGGAAAATGGTAATGAATAAAAAACAGTTAGCACCAGGAATATTTGTATATTCTGATGTAATTAAGGACTATGCAACTCTTGTTTCAGATATTGAAGAAGGCATTATTAGTGCAGGTAGAGAATGGATACCGTCATCAATCAAAAGCGATGATGTAGTAAAAATAGATACAGACTATAGGGATACTTTTACTTCAGTTATTCCATACTCTGAATCAATTATTGAAGATTTTACAAATTTGAATCAGGCATTTAATGCAACCCTATCAAACATATTTCTAACTAATTTTGGAAATGCAGAAGCAAATTATAAAGCAGAGCACCAACTTGAAACTACATGGCATGACGACTATAGCATTTTAAAATATGGTGTTGGTCAGAAGTTTGTAAATCATATTGATGATCACAGAGACATACATAGAAGAATGTCTCTGGTTTATTATATTAATGATAATTATAGTGGTGGAGAAATTGTTTTCCCAAGATTTGATATAACATATAAACCAAAAGCAAATGAACTTCTTATTTTCCCATCAACCTATGTATATAATCATTCTGTTTTACCAGTAATAGAAGGAACTAGATATGCGGTAGTTAGTTGGTTAAAATGATTTTGTCATGTGATGGTATTACCCAAGAAAAATTTTTTGATTATGTGTTTGACAGTGTATCTATTAGTAACTTTTCTATAAAAAATGATGATGGGCCAGTAATGCAAATACCTGGAGAAACTTATTTATTTCAAACACACTCTGCATTTGGTCATTCAATGATGGACATATATGGACAATTTAAAATTTTACAGTTAAAATATAAAAATATAAAGCCATTTTTTTATGAAACCCAAAATGGATATTTCAATCAAAATAAAGTAACAATAGACCAGATGTACTTTCTTGGATATGAAAATTCAGAAGTTTTTAATATTTCAGTTGGCAATTATTCTTTTGAAAAGGTAATAATGTTTTTTGATATGAACCTTACATTCCCTCAAGAGTTTTACTCAGACAATGGGGCAACAAGATCACTGCAATATTTTCCATTTTGCACTTGTTTTGCAGGAGGAGGAAATGGGGAACTTCCCTGTGGAGAAAGCGAACATTTCAAGTATAACTATTTGGCAATAGATATTTTAAAAGAAAATTTTAAAGAATTTTATAATGACAAAAAAGAAGGAAACATTTTTGTTTCAAGAGAAAGATTTAACAACTTTCGTAAAAGCCAGATTGAATTTTATTCAAACAAAGAAGTTCTGTCTGAGAAAGACAAAGGAGACTTCTTTTTTGCTAAATGGAGATACTGTGAAAAAGAAGACTCTATACAAAATAAATTTAAAGATAATGGATGGACAATTATCTATCCAGAAGATTACGGTTTAATAGAACAGATAAAAATCTTCAGTTCTGCAAAAAATATTGCAGGAACCTCTGGCACTTGGATATTTCATTCTTTTTGGGGGAACGAAGAAACAAACATGTTTGAAATTTCAGCAATTCCAAACCACAGATATCATTACAAAGAGTTTGCAGATTATGCGGGGATAAATCATTCTTATATTAATGTTGTTGATCTATCTGAAGAAGAGTCACTAAGTTTAATTCAAAAAAATATAGATAAAATAAGCAAGAGAGAGGTTTAAAATATAAAATGTCAGATACACCAGTAATAGATATGGAACTTGTTAGGCAAGCAATCGCTGAAAACAGAATTCACATATTTAAAGATGTATTTACGGACCTACCATCATTGGAAACAATTATGTCAATGGTTTCTAAATATGTTGATGAAGACTTAACTGCCTTCCCAGATAGATCATATCTTTTAAACGATTTTGTTGAGGGTGAGTCTTCTGACATGAGATTAAAATGTAGATTTTGGTCAAGAATGGCTTTTCAACTGTACGATCCAAAAGATCTTTATATGTCAATAATTCCAGAACTTGCCCCAGTAACTGAATGGGGGCTTTCTCAATACTCAGAAGACATCTATACTGGAAACTTTTGTTTGGTATCTTTAATGAAAAACAGGGGAGTTGTAGGTAGCAAACATAGAGACTATGTTGATCAATTCCAGTGGGTAGTTAAGGGCGAAATGATTTGGCGTACTGGAGAGAACTTAGAGAATGAATACCATCTCGTAGAGGGAGACTTTGTATTTATTCCTAAAAACCTTGCTCATGAAGTTGAGACAATAAAGGCTCCAAGAGCAGCAATTAATTTAATATTAAGAAACTAAAAAGCACCTACAGAGTTTTCTATAGGTGCCTCTAGTTATTATAATTTACTTAGGAAATTTGCTCATCCACATTCTGGTCTTAGGGGTAATGCCCTTCCAAGAAGACCAATCATCTCCACCCTTTGTCATGTAGTATACAATTTCTGCATTCTTGACGGGATTAAATAGTTCAGCATTTGATTCAAGATCAAACTTAGTTCTACGATCAGGACCAAGTGTATCAATCATATTAATTTGGAACATACCATAAGACGAGTCTCCAGTCTTGTGATTGCCATTAAAGGCCAATGGTCGTCCATTAGATTCCTTCTTTGCTACTGCCCAGGCTACTACAAGGTCATTACCCTTAAAGCCAACAAGAGAAAGCAGTTCTTTTAGTTCTAGATCAGTTAGAGAAACCTTATTCTCAAAACTCTCTAACTTTTTTGCCTTAGAAACCAAAAAAACCTCTTTCGAGGTGGTTTCCGATGTCTGAGCCTGTTCCAGGCTAAGATTGTTCTTAGTATCAAGACTTGAAATAGCATTAGCAGAGTTTGACAAAACCGTTACTAGTGCCACGATACTGAGTGTGCTAATGATCTCTTTGTTTCTTTCGATAAATTTAATCATAGTTTCCTCCTTAGAAAACAATAACACCCTGGTAGGTGTTACTACCAAGTATATCATGAGATTTTTCAAAAAGCAACTTTAGAGGGTGGTATAATAAAGATTATGCCACAGTATGCATCTAACTATCCTACCTCACTATCATACCCTATTGCCTCAGATCCCGTGAACGTACACGGAGACTTTAAAGTAATGGTTGATGCTTTAAATAACATTCTTCCTCCCTTGGGTTACGGGGCAGCATATATTGATGTTAGAAATACCACAGGACTTTCCATTCCACAAGGTGTTCCAGTTTTTATTAGTGGAAGCATTTCTGGAAAATCTTTAATTCAAAAATATGATCCATCAAATGTCTCTCACAACCCAAATGTTCCGATTCTTGGTTTGGTAAAAAATGATATTCCACATAATAATAATGGTCTTGTTATTGTCTCTGGTGTAATTCAAATGAATACAACAAGTTTGGGTTCTGCTGGAACAAAGGTTTATGTAGACAACACTGGAACTCTTGTTTCAGGTCGTCCATCTACTGGTCCAGCAAGATATATTGCAGTTGTTGCAATTCAGGCAACCCTTGAACTTGGTGGAATGCTTATTGTTCAAACAAAAGGCAACGGTACCTGGGGAGCCCTTAAAGACGGGTTGTCGTGATATAATAACATTATGGCTACCTTTAGAAATCAACCCACAGACTCTTATGCACTAGGTGCTGCTCCACCAGAAATTCGTTGGACAGTTGTTCGTGGTGATTCAGCAGCCTTTCGTGTTTATGTAACCAACGATGCAAGAGAGCCACTTCTTCTTGAAGACTGGCAAGTTAAAATGGACATTCGTCGTAATGCAAGCCTTGTTCTTTCTTTGTCTCCTCAACCAATTGAGTTTCAAGATACAGAGGGAAGTTTTACTGTAAATCTTACATCCTCACAATCTGAACTTCTTCAGACAGGAGACATCTTCGATATTCAACTCACAGAACTTCTATCAGAAGGCAGAGTTTGGACGGTAGCCAAAGGGTCAATGGTTATTATTGAAGACGTAACACAGTAATGCCAACACATCAATTAGCACATGCACAAGTACAAGAACTTGATTTAAGACGAGTTCGTATAGATCACATACAACCAAAAGCAAGAGTTCAAGAGGTTTTGCCATTTAGAGTTCAGTTTATTAACGTAAGTGTGTTTGGATATTCAAAAACAAACCCAGCGCCAATCCCACTTCAGGTTATTGGCTACAGCAACTATATTCTTTAATAGTATTATTAAAAGGGGTGTTATAATTACCACATGGCTAAAATATCAGTTTCAAACGTAAAGTCCCTGTTTCAGACAGGTGATAGACCAACTCAAGAAAATTATGTAGACCTAATTGATACAGCAACTGCTCAAGCAACAGATTTGGGTTCAGCAGGTAACAATGAAGGTACTGTCTATTCTGTAGAAAATGTAACTGTGATTGATAACTTTGATGCCACTGTCTGGCGCATGGTCAAGTACATTATTTCAATAGCAAAGACCACTGCAGGGGACAACAAGTTCTATGCAACTGAATTAACAATTCTTGTTGACGGTACAAATGTAAACGTCAGCGAGTACGGAACAATCGACAATGATGGGAATATTGGCACCATTAATGTCTCTCGCACTGGAAATACCGTGGCTATATCAGTCACTCCAGATCCTGCGATCAAGCCAGTCACAGTTCGTTACGCACGAATTGGACTTAAGGCATAACTAAGGAGATATAAAAAATGGCAACAGTAAATAAAGATTTTAAAATTAAGAGTGGTTTAGTCGTTGAAGGTTCATCAGCAACCGTAGGTGGCTTTAATGTTCTTACAAAGAAGCAAGACGATCAAGACTACATTGTTGGTCTGATTGGTGGTACAGCAACATCTGCTAACACTGCAAACACAGTTGTAAAGCGTGATGCATCAGGTAACTTTGCTGCAGGAACAATTACAGCAACAGTAACTGGTACAGTATCAAGTCTTTCAAACCATGACACTGCAGACCTTGCAGAAAATGCAACAAATAAGTACTTTACAGATGCTCGTGCAATTTCTGCAACAGCAGCATCATATGATGTAATCGGTGCTGCAGCAGCAGCAAAGACTGCAGCAGAAGCAACAGCATCAGCAGATGCAACATCAAAGGCAAATGCTGCACAGTCTGCAGCAGAAGCCACCGCAGCAGCAGATGCTACTTCAAAGGCTAACACTGCAAAGTCAGAGGCTATCTCTGCAGCAGCAACAGATGCTACTACAAAGGCCAACAACGCAGTAACTTCAGCAAATAGTTACACAGATACAGCAATCTCAACAGAGGTTTCAAACCGTAACTCTGCTATTACATCTGCAATCTCAACAGAGGTTACAAATCGTAACACAGCAATTACTAACGCTGTAGCAGCAGTTGTTGACGCAGCACCTGCAGCACTTGACACTCTCAATGAATTGGCTGCAGCACTTGCTAATTCACCAGACACAGTATCAAACCTTACAACTCTTGTTGGAACAAAGGCTCCACTAGCATCACCAGCATTGACTGGCGTACCTACAGCCCCAACAGCAGCAGCAGATACAAGCACAACTCAGATTGCTACAACAGCATTTGCTAAGGCAGAGGCTGACGCAGCACAGGCTGCAGCAGAGGCTACAGCATCAGCAGATGCTACAAGCAAGGCTAACGCTGCACAGGCAGCAGCAGAAGCAACTGCTTCAGCAGATGCAACTACAAAGGCTAATAATGCTAAGTCAGGTGCAGAAGCAACTGCTTCAGCAGACGCTACTACTAAGGCTAACGCAGCCCAGGCAGCAGCAATTGCACACGCAGATGCACTTACAACATCTGATGTAGCAGAAGGATCAGCACAGTACTTCACAGATGCTCGTGCTAAGTCTTCAGCAGCAGCCCTTTTGACTGGTGCAACACTTTCAAACATTACAATTACAGGAACAGGTGCAGGACTTACTATTACCGCAGAAAACGGTGTAGCAGATTCTACAACATCTGATCTTGCAGAAGGTTCACGACTATACTTCACAGATGCTCGTGCAGTAGATGCTCTTGAAGCAGTTGTTCCAAACTTCACAGCAGTTGAGTTAAACTCAGTTGCTAAGCAGGTTGCAGCAACTCTATCAGCACCAACAGCAGGAGTTCAGACAGCCCACGCTTTCGCAAAGGCTGACTACCGTTCAGCAGAATACCTTGTAAAGGTAGCCAATGGAAATCACACAGAAATTTCAAAGGTTCTTTTGACACTTGATTCTACTGATGGAATTGCAATCACTGAGTACGGAATTGTTGGAACTAATGGTTCACTTGCAACAGTTTCAGCAGCAATCTCAGGAGCAAATGTACAACTTCTAGTAACAACTGCCAACAACACTTCAACAGTGACTGTTGTCGGAACACTACTTGCGTAATAAAAAATAAAAATAGTTGGAAGAGGGAGCAGTAAATGGCAACAGTCGATAAAGACTTCAGAGTCAAGAATGGATTAGTCGTAGCAAACGGCGGTACATTCGGAAGTGCAGTGACAGTAGGAGCACCTACACAAGATTCACATGCAGCAACTAAGGAGTATGTAGATTCTCTATCAGGAATGGCTGTATCATCAACTGCTCCTTCTTCACCAACTAATGGAACACAGTGGTTAGACACTGGAACAAATAGAGTTAATTTCTATTACAATGGAGCATGGTATACCCAGGCAACTATTGATGATACAAATAATTTACCACAGCACATTCACGATACCGCAATTGATGGAACTGGTTTCATAGTATCCCAGTTCTATGAAGGTGGATCATTCAACAGCCCATTGGGTGTAGGTTTGGATGCAGGTGGCCCCTCTACAACAGAGTGGACAGTTGTATTCGATGGCGGTAGCGTAGTAGATAACTTCAATTAAAAATTGGATGTTATAATAATATAAGTTAATGGGCAGCCCCCATAAAGGAGACTATAAATGGCAACAAGAATGCAACAGCGCAGAGGAACTGCAGCACAATGGACGGCTGCTAACCCAATTCTCGCAGCAGGAGAAATCGGTTTTGAGACCGACACAAGTAAGTTTAAGATGGGTAACGGATCATCAACATGGTCAGCCCTACAGTATTTTGCTAACGCAGCAGAACTAGCAGCAATTATGGGTAGCGGAGATATTCCAGCACTTCTTAACTCTATTGATGAGTTGGCAGCAGCCCTTGGCGATGACCCATCATTCCTTATAAACCATACAAATGCAACCACAAATGTTCACGGTATTGCAAACACAGCAGCATTAGCAACAACAGCAGCAATGAATACAGCAATTGCTATCTCAGCAGGCGCATCAGCACAAGATGCAACTGCTAAGGTTTCATCACACGAAGCAGATACAACATCAGTTCACGGTATTGCAGATACAGCACTTCTTGCAACTAAGTCATACGCAGATGGCGCTGTCTCTACTCACGAAGCAGACACAACCTCTGTACATGGTATTGCAGACACAGCAGATCTTGCAACAAAGGTGTATGCAGACAATGCAGTAACAGTACACAACACAGATGAAACAAATGTTCACGGTATCGCAGATACAGCGTTGTTAGCAACAAAAGCATATGCAGATGCTGCAGTTGGAGTAGAAGTAACAAATAGAGGTACAGCAATTACAACTGCAATAACATCACTTACAAAATCTGCTGTAGGCCTAGACCAGGTAGACAATACATCAGATGCTAATAAGCCAGTTTCAACTGCACAGGCAACAGCAATTTCAACAGCAGTTTCTGATCACAATGGAGACGAGACAAATGTTCACGGTATTGCAGATACATCAGTTCTTGTAACACTAACAGACCTTACAAACGCTATAACTGGCGCAACTGTAGATCAGTCAGACCTTGCAGGTACAGGAATTGATTGGAACTCAACAGATGTGAGATTTGATCTTGACAACACATACATTACAACTGCTACACAAACAGCACTTGACCTAAAGGCTCCACTTGCTTCACCAACATTTACAGGTACTGTAGCAGGAATTACAAAGTCTATGGTTGGGCTAGGATCTGTTGATAATACAGCAGACTCAGCAAAGCCAGTGTCTACAGCACAGGCTACAGCAATTGCAACTGCTAAGTCAGAAGCAATCGCAGATGCTACATCACAGGTTAACGCACTTCTAACAGGTGCTCCAGCAGCACTAAACACACTCGATGAACTTGCTGCTGCACTTGGAGATGACGCAAACTTCGCATCAACAGTCACAACTAATTTAGCAGCAAAAGCACCACTTGCTTCACCAACATTTACTGGTACAGTAACAGTTGCAGCAGCAGGAGTAGCATTTACAGACGGTACACAGACAAAGGCTGGCGTTCCTTCGATTACCAATATACCAACTGCACTTGCAGCAGGTGCACAGACAATCGCAGCAGGACGGGCAGATCAATTTATTCCACTAACTGGAGCAGTAGTAATTACTCTTCCAGCAACAGGATACTCAACTGGTCAGTCAATTGACTTCTACCAGGAATCATCCACAGGAGCATACTTTGCAACAACTAACGGAGTCGTTGGAACACCAGGACTTAAGTTTAGAGCAACACACTCAGTAGCAACAGCAATGAAGACTGCATCAGGATGGTTAGTCTTCGGAGATTTGTCAGCATAATAAAAAATTAAAGAAATAAGGGAGATTAAATATGTCAAAGCAAGCAGGTAGAATGAGTCAGGGAGCAAATGACTTCCTAACTCCATACGCACCAACAATAGGTACAGCAACAGATGTAGGCACAGACCGTCCTTATGACAATGGCGCTGTATCAGTAACATTTACCCCTACAGGGCCTAATGCTGCGACATCTTTTACTGTAACAGCAAGCACAGGACAAACAGCAACTGGGGCATCATCTCCAATTATTGTAACTGGAATTGCTTCAGCAGCAACAGCAACTTTTACAGTAAGAGGAACTAATGCTGCAGGAACTGGAGCAGCATCTGCTGCATCTAACTCTGTAACAGTTACTACTGTTCCACAATCTCCTTCAATTTCAGCAGTAACAAACACATGTTCTGGTCGTGGATTTGGTAATGGTCTTGTTATCGTCACAGTTGAACCACGAGCAACAGGTGGAAAAGCAATTTCATCACATTATGCAATTTCAAATGCTGCACAGTCTGCATCAAGTGCAACTTCTGCAGTAAGTGTTACTGGATTATCAGGAGGAACATCCTATACATTCCAGGGTCGTGTTACAAATGCAAATGGTAACTCTGATCTAACAGCAGCATCAGGTGCGGTTACTGCAACAACAGTACCTTCAACACCAGGTGCTCCATCAGCATCATCACCATCACAAGGGTCTGACTCTGTTTCATGGTCTGCACCATCAAATGGTGGATCAGCAATTAGTTCATATACCTGGTCATCTTCAGATGGCAAATCTGGAAATACTGGAGCAACATCAGTATCGGTAGGACAAGAATCAGGAACAGCACAAACATACAGTGTTTATGCAACAAATGCTTGTGGTAATTCTGCAACATCTGCTCCATCAGGAACTGTTACGACTACTTTTGGTGCCTTCGGTGCGTTTGGCGCCTTTGGTGCATTCGGTGCATTCGGTGCATTCGCAGCCTTTGGTGCCTTCGGTGCATTCGGTGCCTTCGGTGCGTTTTCTGCATTCGGTGCCTTCGGTGCGTTTGGTGCCTTCGGTGCGTTTTCTGCATTCGGTGCATTCGGTGCGTTTGGTGCCTTCGGTGCATTCGGTGCTTACGGTGGAGGTACTCGTATGACATCTGTTGGTCCAAATACTTTAATCCTAACTACAACTGGATATGTGATGGCATCAGATCTTGAAGTAGGGGATGTTCTTGTTTCAGCAGATGTTCCTGGACTAGGTATGTCATTTACAAGAGAAGAAATGATAGCCTGGACAAATAATCCAGACAATCTTGCAATCGTTCCAAATGCAACAACAACAGTTAAGATGGTTGGACTATCAAATGCTCCAATGGTTGTAATGATAGGAAACGAAACATACTCAGGAACTCACCACTTGCTTGCAAAAAGAAATGGTGTTGCAAAGATGATTTTGTCTGCAGATTTATTAACTACAGACAAGTTGTGGTCTACACAGACAAACACTTGGATTGATATAGTTGACTTAGTTATAACATCACTTGAGCATCAAGTTGTTTCTATTAACTGTGAACCACTAGATATTTTCTTTACAGAAAACTTCCTAGTATACGATGGTTATCAAATAGACTACCCATTGCCTGAACCAGAATCTGCACCAGAATAATATTTTAACATAATGCTAAGGCATTTGTTGTGATATAATTATAGGTAATAGAATGGGAATTATGAATACTATTAGATTTCTTCAGATGTATCCTCAGTTGTTAAGCATTGTTCCAGAGCCAGAACAGAGCACAAAAAATGTTCCCACATGGTATAAAGATCAGCCAGCAATTTCAGGAAGTGATATTCCCGATAGAGGCATTATGAGGCTTACTGTAAAAAAATGTCAAGCCTTTTTTGACGCTATGGCAATGGGATATATTTTAAAAGTTCCATGTGATATATACATAGATACAACTGATGGAAATTTAAGTATTCAACTCCCTGCTGGGATGAACAAGTATTATTCACTTCTTATAAGTGAGCACTCAGAAGAGCAGGTTTCTCATTTACCTATAGATAAAGAAATCTACTGTAATAAAATTTTAAGAATTCACCCTACATGGATGGTTCAAACTAATCCTGGATATAGTACATTTTTTACATCACCAATGCATCAAAGTCCATCACCATTAAAAGCAATTGATGCTGTTGTTGACACTGATAACTATTTTACTGATGGACATCTCTCATTCTTAGTAAAAAAGAATTTTAAAGGAACACTAAAACAAGGAACACCAATGTCTCAAGTTTTTCCATTTAAAAGAGAAGAATGGACAATGGAATTAGACAACAATTTTCCAGCAAAGAAAATAGAAGAACAAAGAAGTAAAGTAAGATCTACCTTTCAAAATGGCTACAGGCTAAAATTTTGGCAAAAGAAAACCTTTAAGTAAAACTCTCAACAAAAGATTTAGGTAGAGTTTTGCTTTTCATAAAACTCTGCTATACTTAGGTCTTAATCCGTTTTTGAAAGGACGATACAAATGTCAGATTTTTTTAGTTTTAAACTTCCAGAAGACTTCGTAGAAAAGTACAAGAGCCAAGAAAGCCCATTTGGGTTTAAGGATGCAGCAGAAAATTCACTTGGAGAAATTACTTTTATTCGTACATACTCCCGCATGAAGGAAGATGGAACTAAAGAAAGATGGCACGAAGTTTGTCGTCGTGTAATCGAGGGTATGTATTCAGTGCAGAAGAATCATGCTAAAGAAAACCGTTTACCATGGAATGACTACAAGGCTCAGAAGTCTGCACAAGAAGCATTCCAAAGAATGTTTGAATTAAAGTGGACACCACCAGGACGAGGTATGTGGGCATTCGGAACTCCTATGACTATGGAGAAAAAGAACTCAGCAGCATTACAAAACTGTGCAATGGTTTCTACAAAGGATCTTGACAAGAACGATCCAGGAGCATTGTTTGCTTGGGTAATGGATGCATTGATGCTTGGTATTGGTGTAGGGTTTGATACAGTGGGACAGGATAAGCATTTTGCAATCTATGCCCCAACAGAACCTGAACAGGTGTTCGAAATCCCAGACACTCGTGAAGGTTGGGTAGAGTCAGTCAGACTTCTTATCAACTCATACCTTAGAGCAAACCAGAATATTCAGAAGTTTAACTATGATTTGATTAGACCTCTTGGAGCCCCCATAAAGGGCTTTGGAGGCGTTGCATCAGGGCCTGCACCTCTTATCAAGTTACACGACCAGATAGACCGTGTAATCGGCTCCAGAGGCGGAGAAACACTAGATTCTCGTGCTATTGTAGACCTTATAAACCTCATTGGTACCTGTGTGGTATCAGGTAATGTTCGTAGATCAGCAACTCTTGCTTTGGGTAATGCAGGGGATGAAACATTTATGAATCTAAAGAACTCAGAGATCTTCCCAGAGCGTAACTCATTTGATCCAGAGAATCCAGGTTGGGCTTGGATGTCTAATAATTCTATTTCAGCAGAAGTAGGAACAAAGTATGAAGACTATGTAGATTTAATTACAGAAAATGGAGAACCAGGTTTTATCTGGCTTGATGTTGCTCGTAATTATGGCAGACTAAAGGATGCGCCAGATGGAAAAGACTATCGTGTGATGGGCTTTAATCCTTGTGCGGAGCAGCCATTAGAGTCATACGAATTATGTACACTTGTAGAAGTGCACTTGAATCGTCATGAATCTAAGGAAGACTTCCTGCGTACCCTGAAGTTTGCATACCTTTACGGAAAGACTGTAACACTTGTTCCAACACACTGGCCACAAACAAACGGTATTATGCAACGCAACCGTCGTATTGGTACATCACTTACTGGTATTGCATCATTTGCAGATCAAAAGGGTTTACCAGTTGTTCGTGAGTGGATGGACGAAGGATACAATAAGATCCGTCACTATGACCACCAGTATTCAGAATGGCTTTGTGTTCGTGAATCAATTCGTGTAACAACAGTTAAGCCATCAGGATCTGTTTCAATTCTTTCTGGTGCAACTCCTGGAGTTCACTGGGGACCTGGAGGAAACTTCTTCCTTCGTGCAGTTAGATTTGGAACGACAGATCCAATGATTCATTTGTTTAAAGCAGCAGGGTACACAATTGAAGATGACGTAGTATCAGCAAACACATCAGTAGTTTACTTCCCAATCAAATCAGGTCATCCAAGATCTGAAAAAGATGTAACCCTATTTGAAAAGATTGCACTTGCTGCAACTGCTCAAAAGTATTGGTCTGACAATGGCGTTTCTGTAACACTTTCATTTGACAAGGAAACAGAGTCAAAGCATATTGTTCCAGCACTCAATATGTACGAAGGACAACTAAAGGCTGTCTCATTCCTTCCAATGGGAAATACAGTTTATCCACAGCAGCCATATACTCAGATTACTGAAGAGCAGTATGAGTCTTATATTGGTAAGTTGAAGCACATTGATTTTGCTGCAATTTACGACGGTGTCGATAATCTTGAGGCTCAAGGCGAAGCATACTGTACTACAGACTACTGTGAAATTAAAATAAACAAGTAGTCTTCTGTGGTAAAATAGACCTATAATGTCTAATCCATCAAATCTATATGCAGAAAAAGTCTTTGCTGAGCATCCGACTGGGCTATGGGCGTTGGATGACAAGGCAGACTATGTTTCTTTAATTTCTGAGTCTGAAAGAGTTTTGTCTGATCCAACAAAATGGGACATAACTGGGGGCACTGTTTCTGCGTATCCTCAATCAGTTGATGAGCCATTTATAAATAGTTACGTAGGAAAAATAGTTGCTACACCAACACAAAATGACTCATCCTCTATAGTTGGAATAAGTAAAGAGATTATGGACCTAAAAGGTCTAAATACTTATTTAAAAACATTTTCTGTTGGAGGATGCTTTTACTCTAAAAGTTCTTATATTGCTGGTTTTGAAATTGGATATCAATACAAAGACACAACTAGTGGAGACATAATCCAACATCTAAAAAATTATGACACAAACATAAATAACGCCTGGGTTTTTATATCGGAAACGTTTGATACACCTCCAGATGATTCAAAAATACAATTAGTCTTCAAAATTAATTTTATTGGTGGTTCAGAGATAGAAGATGCTTTCTTAGTAAATGGGATAACTTTTGGACAGTGGTCAGAGGAGTTTGCCTCCACTTCTCTTGGAGTAGAGCCTGTAGATATAACTGATAAAAATATTGCACTATCTGTAGAAAAGGCAGTAGTTGCAAAGTGCTATGGATTGCAAGAAAATGACGGATACTATATAGTTTCTGATGATATGCTTAAGGCAAAAAATTCTGGGATTCCAATTGTTTATGGAGCATCAAACCTTACCACCATGTATCCAAATGGATCAAATCCATCTTTAATAATTCCTGGAGAAGGTTTTTTAAATGAGTCTGGAAAATTTAAAGAATATACTCTTGAGACTTGGCTTAGAGTAAACTCTTATACAAATGATATAAAAAGAATCATAGGACCAATTGCATCAGAAGATGGAATATATGTTGATGGTCCATCGATAGGTTTAAAAATAGGTAATGACTATAAAACATATTATGTTGGAGAGTGGACAAGGCCAATGCTTGTTCATTTAAAAATTGGAAAAGATGTTGTGTCTCTTGTGATTAATGGACAAGAAGTTATATCTTTAGATTATAATCAAGAAACTATATCTTTACCAGAAATGTTTAATGAGTCTGAAAAAAGTCAAGACTGGATAGGATTTTATGCACACGAAGATGTTTATCCAATAGAGATAGACTGCGTTGGAATTTACCCGTATCTAGTATCTACTGCAGTCGCAAAAAGAAGGTTTGTATTTGGTCAAGGTGTTGAAATTCCAGAAAACATTAATACATCTTATAGCGGAACTTCTATTTTTATTGACTATGCATTTGCAGACTACACAGCAAACTATCAATACCCAAAAATAGGATCTTGGAATCAAGCCTTTAACGATAATACTTTAATTAAAAATAAAAGTTTGTCAGTATCAGAAGTTGCTCTTCCTAAAATATCTTTATCTTCAAAAACAGAAGAAGAACTTTTTACAGATTGCAAGACAGTTCAGCCACTAAATGACATAAACTTTTTTTCATTTAGGCCTAACTCTTCTTGGAACAGTGTTGGCGGACATATTTTCTTTGAAAGTTTTGACTTTTTAAAAGCACCAGTTTCTTCATTCTATGGGTGCTTTAAACTAAAAGCAGCATCTTCTTCAACGCAAACTCTTTTTAGAATTGAAAAAGAAAATTCAGATAATTATTTTTCAATAGAACTAAACAATAATCAAGTATCATATAATATAAGTTCTGGGGGAACAGCACAAACATTATATTCTCCACTGGTTGGGCAAGCAGGAGAGTTAATAGACGTTGGAGTAAATATTCCAGCATTTGTTTCAAGGTTTGGTTCCCCAGCATCAGACTTTTTTGGTTCTTTATCAGATCTAAGACTTTATGTAGGTGGCAAAAAAGACAACACTTCAACATTTACTGGAGACATATATAAAATTGGATTTTGTACAAAGCATAATTTTCAAAAAATTAGAACACTTTTTAATGAAATAGGTGTTCCAGTTTGGAATGAAGATCTGTTTGCTTTGTATCAAATTAATCAATTAATAGATATAGACGCAGGAATAGACACAGTCTCACAGCCACCATACCAATCAACAACAGGTGATGTTCCTGGAGGTATAAGTGGTGGTGGAGTTTTTATTAATGATGAAGATATTCTTGTAGATCATATAGCAAGTTACACTCTTGTCCCAGATCAAATTTTTGATACATACAAATTAACAGTATCTGCAAACGCATATTGGGAAGATCAATTACCCTTGACATATTTTGCTGAGTCTGTTCTTGATAAACGAGGGGACCAATATTTTGATCTTGATTTTATTCAGTTTAACATTGATTACCCAATACCATCAAAGACAATTGCAATAGAAACTACTCCAGTTGAATGGACTTATGCAGAACTTGCAAATGAGTACGGGCTTCCAGTTCAAAGAACATACGAATCTCTTGATAACTATTTATTTACTGGATACAATGACTATGAAGATTTAAAAAATAAAATAGCAAAAGATTATAGATACGACACTGATGGTGCTCTTGTAAAAACATATGTCACATTTCAGTATACAAAATTAGGAGCAAACGCTACATCTTTGTACTTTACAAAAACAGAAAGGCCTTCAAGGAATGGAGTACTAACTCCTGGCCCAGACTGGATGACCACAAAGTATGAGGTTGTGGATAATATGATTATTTACCCACCAATTGGTGTAGACTTTAATGATTTGTCTATTGTTACTCACATAGACATAAATGTAAAAAACACAGAAACAAATAATGTTAATATAAAAAGACTTTCTTATGCGTCTCAAGCATTAAACGAATCTGATTCAAGTCCCATTGGAACAAGGTTTGGAACTCCAATTTATCCTTATACAAAGACTGGAATATATTATGATTTTAAAAAGAATAACCCATTTTCAATTTATAATGGTTCATCTTCATATCTTTATCTAACAAAAACAAGCGGAATACAAGTTAAGGGAAAATATGATCCACTTATCAATAGAGGATTATCAATTCCAATTAACGCCAGTAGGTCTAATGACTTTAAAATAATTGCAACACAAATGGCAGTTAGGTTTGATGGAGACTACTTCCCATATGCTCCAACACAAATATTTGAGATAGAGGGTAAGGACTCCTATCTAAAGTTCTACATGGTTGCAAGTGATCCTAGTGGCAGAAGAGCAAAAATTTATGCAATAGATGCAAAAACTGGTCTAATCCAAGACGGTATAGGATTTTATTGGAATGGAAAAACTGTAAAAGAACCAGTTTTAACTTTGCAAGAATGGGGATTCTTGGGAATTAGTTTTGCAGACAGTCTAGTCTTTTCATCTTTTGAGGGGGCAATAAGGCTAACTGGACCACTACTTTTTAACAGCATTTCATACTACCAGTCAACAAACCTTCAAGAAGTGCAGAATATCTCAGAAAGACCATGGTTTAGAGTTAAGGTATTAGGCTCAGTCCCAGAATCTCTTGATTGGGAATTCTGGAACATTGCCTCTTTTAACTGGAAGAAAGTTCTTGTTTTAGCGGAATCAAGTTTTTATGGGGTAAACCCATCAGAGGTTTATAAGAGTTACACAGGAACAAACAAGATAATTACTGGAGACGATTCTTTAATAACTTTTAAGGATTATGCTTATGCTCTATACACTGGGATTAGTTGGGACAAGTTCACGATAAATCCAGTATGATATGGTATACTTGTGGTTATGGATTCTTTAATAAACCCAAAAACTGGTGAACCAATTGTAAAAAACGTTAGACGTCAAGTCATTGAAAAGAACTATGACTGGGGTCTTTATGTCTACAAAAAGGCAAATGGTAAATGGTTTACAGATGGAAATGGCTCTGTGCTTAATATTCCTTCAGATAAAAATGACATTTCCAGAATGGCAGAACTAAAAAAGACTGCAATGTATTATGGAGATCCAGGAGACGGCACATGTGTGTTTGTTCCAGGGCTAACAAGAGTAAGTGAAGAAGAGTATTCAGAACAAGTTGATAGACTAAATGCTGGACTCATTCCTTCATTAAATGACCTTGGTGCTGTTCAAGCAGCAAAAGATACAATTGCTAAATATGGAGATGAGGACTAATTATGGAAGATGATCAGTATGAGATTGGTGCAAGAATTGATGAAGCAGCAAAGAAAGACGACACATTTTCAAAGTCAGATCCATTTAACGGTAACTGGGATTCACTAAAATCTCTTGACGGACTAGAAGCAAATTTTAAAAGACGCATAAGCAGATCTTCAACAAAAATGGTTGAACCAACAACTCAATATACAACTGCAGCACTTGCTGGAAAAAGCGGTATTGATGGAGCACAGTCAAAAGAGATAAACCCAGGACTAGTATATGTAAACGGCTACGGAATGTTTGATGTAATAACACCACCCTGGAACCTTTATGAATTAGCAAACTATTACGATACTTCATTTGCAAACCACGCAGCAATTGATGCTAAGGTAGAAAACATTGTTGGACTAGGTTATGAGTTTAAGGTTTCTCAGAGAACAATGATGAGACTTGAGTCTTCAGAAGACAACAGTGCAACACAGAAGGCAAGAAAGAGAATTGAAAGAACAAAGATCGAAGCAAGAGACTGGCTAGAGTCACTTAATGATGATGACTCATTTACTGCAACAATGGAAAAGGTTTACACAGACCTGCAGTCAACTGGAAACGGTTACCTAGAAATTGGTAGAACCACTCGTGGAGAAATTGGATACGTTGGACATATACCAGCAACAACAATGCGAGTAAGAAGGCTAAAAGATGGATATGTTCAAATCATTGGAAACAAGATTGTTTACTTCCGTAATTTTGGAGCAAAAAATCAAAACCCAATAACAACAGATGCCAGACCAAATGAAATTATTCATTTTAAACAGTACTCACCTCTCAATACATTCTACGGAGTGCCAGACATTATGTCGGCTATCAACTCACTACACGGAGACTCACTTGCTTCACAATATAATATTGATTACTTTGCAAACAAAGCAGTACCACGTTATGTTGTAACGTTGAAGGGTGCGAAACTTTCTGGAGATGCAGAAGACAAGATGTTTAGATTCTTGCAAACAAGTCTCAGGGGGCAATCGCACAGAACGCTATATATTCCACTTCCAGGTGATAGCGAAAACAACAAGGTTGAATTTAAGATGGAACCCATCGAAGACGGTATACAAGACGGCTCATTTAAAGAGTATCGTAAACAAAACCGTGATGATATCCTTGTAGCACATCAAGTGCCACTATCTAAACTTGGAGGTGGCGATTCTGGATCTATTGCAGCAGCACTTGCACAGGATCGCACCTTTAAGGAGCAGGTTGCAAGACCAGCACAAAGACAACTTGAAAAAATGATCAATAAGATTATTCGTGAGAAGACAGATATAATTGAATTCGCATTTAACGAACTAACACTTACAGATGAGATTGCTCAGTCTCAAATTCTTGAGCGTTATGTTAAGAATCAGATTATGACTCCTAACGAAGCAAGAGTTGTTTTGGATATGCCACAAAGAGAAGGTGGCGATGAGGTACTAGACCTTAAGCCAGAAGCAGCAGCAGAGGCAAACACAACAAGAGCAAGAGATTCTGAACGAACCAATAACAACTCTGACAGCAGTTCAACTGTTGCTGGAAGAGCCCCAAAGGGAGAGGGAAGAAAAACTCCTTAATGTCCAATATGTCCACATTGTGATATATGTACAAAAGGGGGTTTATAATATAATGGTGAGCAATATATCCAAGGCCCATTGGAACTCAGATGGGGAAAATTTACGTCTTTCTATGCCACTTACTAAAGTGGACAAGGAGCGTCGAATCGTTTCTGGATTTGCATCTTTAGACAATATTGATAAGCAAGATGATATCGTAACTGCAGAAGCATCGATGGATGCATTTGCAAAATTCCGAGGGAACATTAGAGAAATGCATCAACCATTAGCAGTAGGCAAGATGGTTTCATTCAAAGCAGATAAATATTTTGATCCAGAATCAAAGAAGTTTTATAACGGAGTATTTGTATCAGCATATGTTTCAAAGGGTGCACAAGATACTTGGGAAAAGGTTCTAGACGGAACCCTAACTGGTTTTTCAATTGGTGGAAGAATGAACAAGTGGGACGATGGGTTTGACGAAAAGTCAGACAAGGCAATTAGAATTATTAAGCAGTATGATTTAGTTGAGTTGAGTCTTGTAGATTCCCCAGCAAATCAATTTGCAAATATTGTATCTGTTGAAAAAGTTGATGGCGTAGATGTTATCAAGGCTGACGAAACAGTTTTAGAAAATGTTTTTTATGATAAGGAATCAGGCATTGTTATGGTTTCAGAAAATGAATCAGAGTTAAGCCCAACTACTGGTGAACAAATGGCAAATATAGGTTTCGTTGAAAAAACGGATAATGAAAAGACAGACATGATAAAATTCTTAGTTGATAGTGCTAAAGGCATTAATACTTCTAAGATTAACAAGGAGGTACAACCTATGACAAAATCAAAAACACAAGTTGAAAAGACAGACGTAGTTGAAGATGTTATGGTCGCTCCAGAGGCAGATGCATCAGTTGCAGAAGTTATTGAAGAAGTTGCTAAGGCAGAAGAGGTTGAGGCAACAGATGTTGTCAAGACAGACGAAGTTGTAGCAGAAGAGATTGCTAAAGCAGAAGATGCTGAAGCAATTGAAACAGTAACAGAAGCAGTTGTAGAAGTATCTAAGTCAGAAGAGGTAATTGCAGAAGCAGTTACCGAAATGAAAAATACTCTAGAATCAGCCTTTAGCGATCTAGTGTCAACAGTAAAGTCTTTGCAAGCAGAAGTAGAACTTCTTAAGTCTTCAAAGGTAGATGTTGATACAGTAAAAGATTCATTCGCAGCAGTTGCAAAAGACATTGCAGCAGTATCAAATGAATTTAATGAATTTGGAAAACGAGTAGACGCTGTGGAAGCAGACACCGCATTCCGAAAGTCTGGAGATATCGGCGATATCTTCCAGTCTCAGCCTGAAATGGTTGAAAAATCCCTATGGGGCGGTAGTTTCCTCAAAACAGCCGATCTATTCAAATGAACAAATCACTAGGAGGTGACAATATGTCAGAAGAAATAATCAAAAACCAGCCAGGCG